AAGTCATTAGCCACCCTGTGCGCCCATCCATCAATTATGTCGCTGTATTTCTCCAACGCATCCATGATTTCCAGAACGCTATCGTTTGAACCATCGTAGCGACCATTTACGATGTCCCCCACGGCTCGCGCTATCTTGCGTAGGCTGGTTTGATACCGGGTCTCCGCCTGTTTCGACTGGTTTCGGGTTGTTAATCTCTCCGATGCCTGGCGGGTTTTCTTCTTCGGCATCGTTGATATCCTCGTCTGTGATTGATGCGCCAATGCCGGTGACGTCTGACGCTTCGCGCAGGTCTGTCATTGCCGCCTTACGTGTCATCAGCCCGTCGTTGTAGGCGGTACTGATGGCATTGACGGTATTGACGGCCACGGTGGACCGGTCAACGTCAGACATCTGCCACAGCGGGTTAAACTCGAAGGTGAAATCGTCCGGCAGAGGCTCACCAAGTTCAGATCGGTACATGACGTCGAACAGCTTACGCAGCGGCTGTCGCAGGCGGCGTTCCTGTTGTGACCCAATGGTGTCGTAGTAGTTGGCCAGATCAGCATCGCCAGTCGCGAATCCTTTCGGTGACTGTCCAAATAGGCGCACCAACGGGATGCCCGTGGCACCGCTAATCTGCTCCGCAAACTGGCTGATCACATCATCAAGGCCAGTGAACGAATACTGGTGCGTTTCGAAGTTATCTTCCGCATCCAGCAGCGTTAACCCCTCATTGCTTTGAAGCAACCTGACCAGATCCATGTTTTTCAGCAGCGCCTCATAGGCAGGGCCACCCATAGCGATCAGCTCTCTGAGCTTTTTAATCTTCATGGTGCGCAGGTGCGCTTTGTAAACCAGCTGTGCCGTCCCCATCGTGGCACTGTCGAACGCAGTGAGGCGATCCCATATTCGTTCGATAATCGACATGCCCCATTCGTTTTCCGTCTGCGCCTGCTGATATGGCAGCGTAATGCCGTCAAAACGGATAAGCCTGCTATGGTGAATGCGCCAGGCCGGAATACCACTACCCGTGGTCACCACGTCATAAAACTCTGGCCTGCCCAAGTGCGGCCCCATCTCTTTAATGCGGCGCTGCAGGCTGGGATTAATCATCCAGCGGTCCAACGGGAGAAGACCCTTGAACCTGCCCTTACCGATGGTCTCAAGCCGCAATGGGGTAAACGGTGCCTGTCCCTCTATCATGATGAAGCCGACCGCCCCGCCGTACAGCCTCGACCACTTCAGCGTGTCGTTCAGTCGATCCCACAGCTCCATATCATCAAAAAGGGACTCAATGACACCGCGTGCCTTCGGATCAATCTCTGAGGTAATACGAATACCTTTACGGGTCATATCGTCCGCGACCGCATCAACTGCGGAACCGATAATTGAAGACGAACGGTAAGCCCATTCTATCTGCAGACGGTTACGGCTGGTGAAGTTGGCGCGATACGTAGATGCAGCGTGCTGATTCGGCTGCTGCATGCCCACGCGGGCCATGAAGTTGTCGTAGCTGTCCGCTGTTGCCTGAGTTGAACGCGCGGCGCTACCGTTATTTTTTCGTGCCATCGTGTCCTCGTTACAGGCGCATCCAGATGTCCAGTTCGCTGTTCATTGGGGCGTAGCTGATCATTACCGAGTCAGCCAAGTTCGGTGACTTGGTGCCGTCCGGCTGCTTATTGACTGATATTTTCCCAACGCCATTGATGGAATAGGTTGGCTGTGAAAGCTCGATGATCAGCTTGTCTTTGCTTTTCATCGAACCGCTGATGGAAATGATTTCGTCGGGGTTGTAGGCCATGCCCTCTTTCACTGCACGGTAGGTATTCCTGAACAGTTTGCGTAAATGCCACCAACTCTGTGCTTTGGCGTTAGCAAAGAAATCTTTGTTAAGCCTCGCATTCTGACCGTTATCACCGCGCACGGCTTCGTCTTCCGGGTCGAAAATGGCACCACTGCCACGAAACGGCGTGGCGAGGATCATCGGCCTGCGTGCCGCTTTGCGCAGCTCGTTGATGGCCCGCGCATCACCGCGAACGCCAGCCCCCAAGCCATCCTCGTCAAAGCGAAACTCTTCGAGAATATCCTTTTCGCAATAACCGAAAACCTTTTCAACGGACTGGTAAATGTCACTGCCCACGCCAGACCACTCCCGCACGCTCTCCAACAGGAATCCGTGACGTGTAGAAAAGGCGTTTTTGTCTCGCCCTTCGTCGGCCACGTCCATCGCGCCCAGGCGTTTGCCGGTTGGCTGGATACCCAGTTTGATATGCGCATCGACAGCAGCCTGCACCCATTCACTCGGGATCAGCACGCCTTCTGCTGATGCGCTGTAGTTCAGGTCGAGTTCCTGCGCCACGACGACCGGGTTATCAATTTTGTCGCATTCCTTGTGATACCACTCATCATCCTTGCGGGGATCGCTGCGCCAGTGGAAGGTAAACACAGGTATTTTCCCGCTGTGCCGCTTCTGTGCGAACGGGTTAGACATGCCGTTGACCGATGAAAGGTCAATACGGCATCTCGTGGTTTGCGAGAGTGATGCCTCAATGAGTAAAGGACGCTGCAGGAACGCCGCCTCATCCACGAAGTAAAGCGTGGTACGGTCACCACGCCCTATGTTGTCGCCAGCTTCACCGGTAATCACCGCGCCGCTGTCTGGAAACTCGACTCGCATATATGGTGCGTGCTTCTTGTGGTTCCAGCCGCCCCGGAATTCAGCGGGCAACAACTCGACGAACCTTCGCGCTTTCCAGAAAAGGGCCTTCGGACTGCCGGTACTGTCCACGTATTCTTCTTTACGGGAACCGAAGCCGATCACCATTTCCCGGTTAAACAGGCATAGTGAACAGGCCAGGCCGACAGAGGTCCAGCTGAGTCCCATTTCGCGGCTCTTCTCAGTGATACCGTTCTCCAGCCCCCTGCGGCGATCCATAATCCAGTTGATCCACTCTTCCTGTTTTGGGAACAGCAAAAAAGGAATGGATACGGGCAGCCCATAGTCAATATTTCGCGGGTCGGTGGTCATGCCCCAGTCGATAATGAACTGAGCCGGGTTAGTCCGGTAAAACTCTTTCAATGCCGGGAGTGCGTCGGGGTTTTCCCGGATGCGTTTTAGACGCTCCATGCGCCATTCAAAAACCATCTGGTAGTCAGGGTTCTTGAAGTCAAACGGGAAAGGGATAGGCATAGCAAAAATTACTCAAAAAAAGGTTTATTTAACATAATGACTGTTAACCGCATCGGCGAAACAGCACTCACCGCTAGAATGCAGTGAAATCGCTATTTATCAGGGTTTGCCCAAGGTTTAAGTTAAAAACGGACTGCATAAACACTGCATAAAACAGGGTCGAAAATGCATAGCGTAAAAATATGGCGAAACGGCTTTTTCTGCATTTTCAGCCCATTAATTTTTTATATAAATCTGCCGCTTCGTTCGGAGTCAGGTTTGCGGTGTCGGCTTTGGCTGTTTCGCCCATATTGGTGAACGGTTCGAATATTTTCGGCGCACCCAACTCCATAAGCAGAGTTGCCGGAACCTTTATCCCTTCGGCCTCCAGCAGCTGCGCCGCCTCAAGGGCGGTATATTTACCGGCCACCTTGTGCTTCATCACTTCACGCAACACATCAAGCTGGCGCTCACCATCGCTATACACGCTGGTTCCAAGACCAAGCGCTTTGGCGAAAACAGCAACATCATTGTGCGTGGGCAGCACTTCTTCAATGGTGGTCTTTACACCATCAGGCGAAGTGGTGACAACCTTCCGCTTGCGAACGTCCAGGCTTTTACCGGCCACGCGGTTAATCTTCTCTCTGAGAGCCTCACGGGCTTCAGTAAAAGCGCGCTCAAGTTCGATATTCTCTTTACGCCAGCGACGGATCGTCGTCTCATCCACACCTAAGCGTTGAGCAACCATCCGGTTGCTGATTTTGCTGCGGGCTAATGCCATGTCCATAACGATACCGACGTAGGCTTTTCTGAAGCTTTTTTTAGGAGCCATACTTCCGCCTAAGTCAATGTGTTTATTTTTTGTTCAAAATCAAATTTCCCCGATCCGGGTGCGGCGTATCACGCGGTAATTTCTGGCTTGCAGGCCGCGTCCTCTCTGGTGCCAAGTGCGGCATATCAGAGGGGGTAAAAATGCGGCATATCGTATTTTTTGGCAAAACTGCGATTTAGTGCCCTAAGGCCTCTATCTACGGGATATAGCCAATCACGCTATATTTTCGGATATAGACCATTTTGAGGATCATTCAAAGTCCAGATCAATCGTCTCTCCGAACAGGTGCCCGTAAATATTCATCGTCGTCCGAATATCAGTATGTCCAATCATCCTAGATACTTTCAGGATATCCACCCCCCTATCAGCAAGGCTGGAAACAGCAAAATGGCGCAGGTGGTGGTATTTTTTTATGCCATGCCTCTCAAGAACCTGCTTTAATGGCCCTTGGCTTGCATACTTTATGCCGATTCGTTCGCCTGTTCTCTGGCTGGAAATCAGTGGCTTCGTTGTTCCTAAAAGTTCAGGCTCTAACAACGAAAAAAGCTTACTGGGCATCTTAATCCTGCGCTGAACACCAGACTTTAACCCCTCTTCCACACCCTGATCGCTGATGTGCTTATGCACCGATATCCAGCTTTCAGATATGTCGGCATAAGTCAGTGCCAGCGCCTCACCAATTCGCAGACCGCAAACCGCGCCCAACCAGCAGGCAATTCGCTCACGCGGGGGGGAGTCGTTCAGTAATGCTCTGACTGTCGCTTTTGCAGGAACATGAATGGGTTTGCGTGGCGTTCGCCTGGCTTTATTTAACGGAATGGCATTAATCACACCAGCATCCCGCAGCATATTAAAAGCTGAACGTATCCAGCGAAGCGCACCAGTAGAAAGAGTGGTGGTTAGCTCGCGGGAGCTTAACTTCAGGATATTTTTTGCCAGAATATTTTTATCAATGGCCAGCAGGTCATAGCGGCATTTCGTATAGCTGGAGATGCGTATCACATTACGCTCCAGTTTCTCAAACTGCGCTCCGAGGAAAAAATAAACCAGTTTTTCCAGAGTCCAACTCATTCTGTAGTCAGCGTGCAATGCTGTGCGGTTGTTCAGCCATTCTGATTCAGACTGCCATAAAAAAAAGGCAGCCTCGTCAACGCACCTGAAAATACGCCGACGCCCATGCCCATGCCCTGAGTTCTTATCTCGCCAGTGAACGTAATAAGTGGCGCGGCCATTCTGGTCAGTTGAATGTTTTATTGATGCCATACTGAGCATATTTCCGATGAATACACCATTGCAAAAAAGGAAAATCATTAACATCTTAAAAATTGGGTTAAAGACATTACGATGCCTGCGCTGGCAGGCATTGTGATGGCAATAAAAAAACCGCCCGGAGGCGGTCTGTTAAGCAGTAAGGCTTAGGCTAAGTCACCAATAAATGTAGCCTGAACATGCAATTGTGCCTGCGGGATACCCTTAATAGAACCTTCTAATACGAACCCGCCGTGGCTTTCTCGAATGCCCAGTTCCATGGTGTAGTTGTTTACGCCCAGAACATTAACAGCCTGATGGTTGTGCTGAGAAACATGCAAATCCAAACGATCTCCGTTGACTTGACCTTTATAGGTAAAACCAAAGTCTCCGCCGTTGACTGTATCGTCTTTCACAACAACAGTCCCTTGACCAGCAGCATTGTTATTGCTGCTAAAAGCTACAAAATAGATGCCATCTTTCATGCTGGTTAGCCTCAATTGAGTCGCATCCAAATAGATGCAGATCTAATATTGAGACTTAAGATTACAAAACAATTCCAATGGTAAGATTTTTTTCACATTAGCGCTCATTTTGTGATCTGCGTTGCCTTTCATCTTCGACTTCCCTTATGCCAGCCAGCTGGCTGTTGGCCTGGTCAATCGCCGTCAATAACGGGTCAATCCACAGCACCGCCTGGCAGTACGTCATTGTGCCGGTGGTAGCGGTGCCAGAACTGGCGCTGTCAGCGATGCCGGGATCGGCATGCATTGCCCTGGCACGTAGACGGTTCGCGTAGTCGAGCAGCCGGCCAGCGATATGAGCAGGCACAGCGAGAGCACAGGTCGACTCAGTTTTAAGGATGGTGCGATACTCAATCTCTTTCTCCTGAGCCTTGCCGCCGATTGTCACCGCGTATTGCTGCTGCTGGGCGGCTATCTGATTGAAGCGATTGAACTGAAATGATTGCGTTGCGATTACTGCTGCTTGCCGATCGCTATCGCTTTGCAGGCGTTTGTTGGCAGCTGACTGGCTGCTGTACTCGCTACGGTAGTGATTAGCGATATAAGCCAGCTGCACAACACAGAGCACAAGAGCGAACCAAATCAGGTTACGCCAGTTATTTACCAGCCACATCATTGATCCAGCCCCCAGCAAGTTAACTCTGACTCCTGGTCACGGCGCTCGATCTGACCGTAACAACCATTCGCCTGCCCTTTGGTTAACCGGCAGTCGCGGCCGCCGTCGTGCACCCAGCGTTTTATTTCCGCGCAGGCCCCCTTCCGATCGCCAGCATTCAGGCGCTTATAAAACGTAGAGGTAAAGCATTTACCCGGCCCGATGTTGTATGGGCAAAAGGAAGCAATCCCGGCTTTCTGCGGTTCTGTCAGTGGTACCTTAACGTTGCGTTCTACCCAGCCGATCGCCTTTTGGCTCTCGATTGCATTCACTTCCGCGCATTTGGAAGCTGACAACCGCATGCCCTGCGACACCTGCTTACCATCAATCCGGGTTACGCCACGGCAGATAGTCCAGATGCCGGAGCCATCACGATAAGACGTCAGGCTGTTGCCCTCTTTTTCATCCAGAAACTGTCCCAGAATTACTGTTGCCGGTGCGCCAGCCAGCACAAGACCCAGCACGGCAGCACTGAGTTTAGTTTTCAGGTTTGCCATCAAAGACCTCTTGCAGCTTTGCGACGGTCTTCTTTGATTTTAAAATACAGGTTCGTCAGAAACGTAAGCAGCCCAAATACCAGACTTCCCAGCACGCCTATCGCCGCCCATTGGGACGGGCTTACTTTATCGAGCAGCTGCAAGGTCCAGAATCCAGCATTACCGGCTGATGCCCCGTAAGCAATACCTGTCGTTAATTTGTCCATTCGATACATATCCCACCCCCGGATTTACCGTGGTGCTGTTTGTGGAGTTACATGAAAATAGTGCGCAGTCACGAACGCAAAAGACTTGTTTGAGGTGATGACCGGAAATCAGATAGCTGCCCCTGTCGGGGTAGTCAGCAACAGCCAGTGGCTTAAATACATTAGCGTCGAGTCACCACTCGCCGTGTCTCTGCATATTCTGTTTTGCATGGCTGCTCAGTTATCGCTTAGCGAAGATGAGTTAATCCGAGTTGTGAAGAAGATGCATGATATTAGTGCAGAAACTAAATAAGGCCGCCAATAAAGGCAGCCTATCAACGTTTCAATTTTTTATATAATTCTCTGAATTGATACTTATTTCATTTGTGGTTTGCAAAAAACGTTCCTCCTCAAGCTCAACGCCAATCGCGTTACGCCCCAGCTCAAGAGCAGCTTTTACAGTAGCGCCAGAACCCATAAAGAAATCAGCCACAACATCTCCGGGCCTGCTGCTTGTGGAGATGATGTGCTCCATCAATTCTGCTGGTTTTTCGCAGGGATGCTTGCCTTTATAATTTGCAACAGGTCGAAAATTCCAAACGTCGGTATACGGTACGTCAGCCGTCACGCTAAATGGCCGCCGCAGGTGTTCATACTGCTTCCGCAAATCATCGTAATTTGCTCGCAAATGCTGATAGTTCTGCTGCAGCATTTCAAAGTTACTGACCAGACCGGCGTGAGATTGTGATAGAGGAGATGAAATCCCTTGCTCCCTCGCTTTACTGAAAAATAGCGCTTGTAACAGTTGATACTGTTCACGATTAGGTATTTGCCACTGTGAACGCGAAAACCAATGGCTGCTCATCTGTGAGCCTGTCGCCGCATTTATCTCTTTAGCGGATATACCCAATGCATTACGCGCCTCAACAAAATAGTCAATTAACGGCGCGAACACGTTACGTTTCAGCTCTTCACACTTAGTAGCATAGCCAGCTTGTCCCTTTGCATAGCCTTCCGCTCCGTAATGCCCGGCAAAAATAATGCGCTCAGTCGCCGGAAAAAAGGCCCTTAACGATGGCTTATTCTGCCGTAACCAGGGGCCGTTTGGTTTCGCCCAAGTTATAGCACTCAGAACCTGCATTCGTTGCCTGACCAACAATTCTGTATCTGCAGCCAGTTTAGACCCGCAAAAAAGGTAAAGACTGCCAGAAGGTTTCAATATCCGCCAAAACTCTGACAAAAACTCATCAAGCCATGCAAGGTAGTCTGTCACTGAATCCCACTGGCGATCCCAGGCGCAGTCTTTAACACGAAAGTAAGGGGGGTCTGTTGCTATGAGATCAACTGAGTTGTCAGCTAAGGTTTTAATATAAGAGAGTGAGTCTGCATTAACAAGCTCACAACTGGATGGATAACCAGTAATTTTCATGGATTTATTGGGCCTTTCTTGATAGGCTCCTACTCGCTTGTCGACTAAGCGGTGGGCCTTGGTTCGCCCGTGATCTCTTTAACGGGTGAATGGCTGATGGGTGCTACCAACATCCACCAGCCGCCCATTTCACAGCATTATCGCCGCAGCTACCCGCAGCGCCGGAATTCGTTACTTTTCTCTGTGTTTTCCTCTAACAATTTCACCATCGCCATCTGCGTCATCATTAATTGACAACTCGATACCGAAATTCCCGTTTTTTTGGATATTTCAGTTGGTAACACCCATTTTGTAGAGATGTGGCGAAGTACTTTTGCTGCTGAACTTGTCATATATGGCTGTTTTTGCATGTTTTTCATCCGGTTGGTGTCTAATGACACACAGATAACTCTTATACGAACATGCAGCAACTCATATTTGACTCATAAAGCAAAAAACCCCGCACATTGGCGAGGTTTCGATAATTAAGCTGTGTGACGTAGTAACCACTCTTAGCAGGTTAAATCGATTTTTGGAATTCCACAAGATTTTATTTCTTAATTTTGATGCCTGCTGAAGAAAGGTGTTTACGGCAGTCCATCACTCCTTCGTTATACCCTGCATCATAAAACCCATCTGGTTTTTCCCTCAGTGAAGGGAGTGATACTGTAGTATTATTTTGTTGGGCAATTCCACCAGCAAGAAACATCATCCACATCAGTTGAACACTGGGAGTACAATATTCACTACCCGTGTCTTTCATCTGTTCAATTGGATGAACCTGGAAAGAAACTCTTTTCATCTGAAGCGAAAGATCTGGATAGAATTTTTCAATATGGTTTTCAAAATGATAACGAATCTTATCAACTTCCATTTATATCTCCCCTGTACGTTTTGCTTTCAGTAGACTTTTTCGCGCTGAACATAACGATCCATTTCCAATTTAACATCTAGCATGGAAAGGCAGCCATCAATAAAACCTTCAGCAGCCTGGAGGCGTTTAAGAACCAGCGTGTGCGATATCCCCAATTTATCTCCAATTGCCCTTACTGGTATGTCGCGGACGTAGTGCCATTCAATGAGGGTGTGAAGATAAGGATCTTTCTTTTTTAGACAGGCTGCGGCGGAACTAACGAGAAGGCCGTCATCATCGCAACAGGATGGTCTTGATTTACCGCTGGCGGGCAGAAGTCTTTTCAGACCCGCTGCAACAGATGGGTATCCAATGTTATCGCCACCTGAAGCAGCCCAGCCACCCCAGCGCTCAAGAACCAGTTGAATATCACGCATTATGCTGCCCCTCTTTTCTAAAATCGTTTATTACAAGTATTTGCTTCTGCTTATCCATATACGTAAATTTCATCACGCAGCCGCCTTTCTGTAGAAAACCAGTTCTCTGACACGCTCACCGCTCTGGATAAGATCGTTAAAGTCGCCAGAATCACACCAACGCACTGTAACTTTGTTTACGTCATTTTTTGAAAGTAGATTCGCCCGAGCACAGGCCAAAGCTGCTGCGTGTCCAGTAGCTGAGTGCTGATCCATATCGGCAAATATAACCAGATGATTTACTCCAGTAGGTGCGATGAATTTCGCCATAAATCCAGCATTAATTACTGACCACGTATTGACGTTGTAAACCTGCCTGCACGACAAAGCCGTCTCAATTCCTTCCGCTATTCCTAAAGTCGAGCTGACGGGAAACAGACGAATAGCAACCGACCCGGCATGTTCGAGTAAATTCTGTTCCTGAAGCGCTTTTTGTTTTTTAGCGACATCAACATTTGCTTTCTTTCCGTTCTCCAGCAACGTTCTGTGCAGGTAACAAATGTTCGCTTTGTTGTCGGTGACGAGTGACCAGATAGCCTGGAAGATTCGGTTATCTGCCGCTTTCTGAGATGCGCAGAATCTCACGGCATCACTGGAGGGCAGCACGCTTATTCCTCTGCCTTTAAGGTAAGTCTCACCGTCTGTATCACGCAGAGGCTTGAGGTTAGCGAATTGCCTGATTACCGCGTCTCTGGTCTGCTTAATGTCGCTGGCCTGCCTGACAACCGCACGCGCATCCGGCGTGAAACTGTTACCGATAATGCGGTCAACTTCATCCATCAAATCCCGTATAGGTTTCTGCTGCGTCAGCGTCAGAAGCTTCCATCCGTCGCCGCTATCGCAGTTACAGATCCAGGTTCCCCGGCCGTCTTTATCATCGCTTCTGAATTTGCCAGTCTTGCGACAAATTGGACACTCCCCTTTGAAGTGATGCTTTCCTGTCACAGGAGGTAATCCGAAATATTCGAAAACTTCAGGCCAGCGACCGATCACCGCTTCAGCAGTACGCATCAGGCAGCACCTCGCGACTTGCTGTAGGCAATGAATTTTGCCTTGATGTAATTCCAGACCTCCGGACCTGTCTCCATGGGATAGTTCGAGAGGCCATCCGGCCATTCGCCAAACTTTTCTTTGTAGGTATGGGCGCACCAGCCATCTGAAAGGGATTTGCCTTTGGCAGCACGTTGAAGCTGATAATATTTAATCTGGCTCCACCATTCCTGTTTTTGAGCGCGCGTGTATATGCGATCTTTTCGTCCCAGCCGTTGCAGCTTGCGCGTTCCGTCTGTCTCCACGTCCTCACCTGATAACGGTTTAAACCCGCATTTCGGGCAAACGTATACCGCTGCCGGCTTCATGTAATGGCACTGAGGACACTCTTTCGGTTTTTTTTCCAACTTCTCAGCTGCCGGAGCAGAGGCGCAGGCCTTCATGCCATCACTTTTACTGTTGAGTTCGTCGTATTCGATATCGTCTGGATATCCCAGGCGGTGAATGCTGCCGCTGTGGTCGAAGATGAGACAGTGATCTTTACCTGGCGCAGTACGTAATCCCCGGCCAAGGCACTGCAACCAACGAATTTCCGATTTTGTGGGACGGGCATAAATTATGCATCGGACATCACTATCAAAGCCCGCCGTAAGCACGCCAACATTGACGATTATCTTTGTGGCACCCTGTTCAAACCGGTGAATTATCATGTGCCGTTCTTCGGCTGGGGTATCGTCAACCATGATTTCAGCATTGACGCCAGCCCGATTGAATTCCATCGTTATGAAAGCGGCATGTGACTTATTAACGCAAAAGCATACAGTCGGACGATCCTCGCCGTTTTCAAGCCAGTTTTTAACGATATCGCCCACCAGCTCAGCACCACCCATTACTTCGGCAAGCTGATCCTCGTTGTAATCGCTACCGAACCCGGCACGGCTACTTGATTTTACGCCTTTCAGGTCAGGCTTTGTTGGTGCATAGAATTCATATTTGCTCAGATCGCCGATTCCAATCAGCTCTTTCATCGTGGTCGGCTTTATGAGTTTTTCGTAATACTGCCCCATCCAAGGTGCGAACGGCGTACCGGATAACCCAATCACCTTAATACCGGAATCGCGGATCACCTCCAGCAAGCCGCGTCGCTTCATGTGGGCTTCATCCACAATCAGCAGATCGATATTTTCTGGAAATTCACGGCGAATAAGCGTATCGGCTGAAGCAATCTGAATCATCCGGTGCGGATCGTGTGGCTGATAATCACGCCATACGTAACTAATTTCGTGCTCAGGCAGGCCATACTGCACAAAGCGAGTACCAGTCTGCCTCACCAGCGTCAGATACGGCGCAACGAACATCGTGCGCTTTCCTATCGACATCATGCGATCGGCAAGGTACGCAGCCAAAAACGTCTTGCCATAGCCTACTGGTGCAGAAATCAGGAATGTGCGATAGTTATCCCAGTCACTGTTCAGCATCTCAATGCCAGTGATCTGTTTTGCTTTAGGTAATAAATTCAGCATGTTTTAGTTCCTTTGAATTTCCGGGCTGAAATCTCCCTCAAGGTTTCACGCCCGATTTTCTCCAGTGCTTCCTCGCTCAATGACTGTGCCGCATCTGCAAAGTTAATAACCTGTGCAGTCTTCCCGTTCATGGTGTGATAAGTCGCCTTTGGAATGTTCCAGCTTCGACCACCCCATGCGAATTCGGGATTTATCGCGTACATGCCCTTCTTGTGTCTGATTAACCCCTGCTGGGTCAGCTCTTTGGTCGCCCTCTCAACAGTACGAACGGATTTACCAATCTTTGAGGCCATCTGTTCGTGAGTCGTTAACACTCTCCCCATGCGCCAGTCAGCCGCATCCAGCAAATCCCAGTAAATTAACTGGCTCGCCTCACTGAGTGTTGCAAGCTTCCGGCCCAGATTGGATAAGTTAAACATTCGGATAAAACCCTTCACCATGCCCCCTAAGTGATTGATTTATAACAACCCGACATACCTTGTCGGGATAACCCGACAAACCTTGGTATTTTTTTTCTCGTAACTCATTGTTATTGAATGACTTTTCAAAACCTCTCTCCTTGTCCTTAGGTGGAGTACTCGTAGACTCGATCCGCACTTGACCTTTTGTGTTCACTGTCTGACCGGTTCGTAGCATTTGAGATTTTTCATTTGCCAGTCGCATAGCCCCGGACTGGTTATCGCTGATAGCTCTGTATTTAATCGCCACTACGCAGCCTCCTGATTGTCAGTACCGTCAGCGCTGCCGGTCAGGGCTATTGCGCTGGCTAGTGCTGGTTTTTCAGTAAGTCCCATTGCCGCGCTTTGATAGCGTTCTACAAATAACCTCAGTCGTGTGTTGGCCTCATTGCGTGCGCGGTTCTCCTGTCGAAATGTCACCAGTTCCGATTCGAAAACTTGCTGGTAAACTTCAGCGTACTTCAGAGCAATTCTTTGGCGCATTGACGGTGACAGGCGCTGCATTTGATCCTGTATCC